GCCTTTCGTTCCCGTTAGTTGGTTTAAAACTTGCTGCTTAATTAAAGTTTGCTGTTCTTCACTTGGTACACCGTTGTTAAAATTAATTACAGCGCGTCCTGAAAAACCGTTGTTTACTTCGTTAATTAAATATGTAGAAATGTCTTCTTCAAGTTCCGCGTATGGTAACGCACCGTGATAGTCTACATAACTATAATACTTCATACCTACCGAATAAGGTCTTATAAACATTATTTCAATAGGTTGGTTAGAAAACCCGTATGCAGGTATTCTCTTAGGTGTAAAGTTTCTTAGGTCTTGCCAGTTATCACAATAGTAATACGCTTCTATTTCGCCCTTTTCGTTGCACTTTTCCGCACGTAATAGCTGAACAGGAACGTGGTATACCTTGCTAATCTTTTTTCTGTCTTTAGAATATATGACTTGTACCGCACATTGCCCTAACATTTTAATATCGCTTACCATTTGACGAACACAACTTTTAGAAAATAGTGTCATCATTTGTGCGTATTCATTAGGCTTCCTAGAAGCATCTATAGCACTTAAACCTTTTCCGTAAACTAAACGCGTAATGTTATTTATAATAGCGTTGTTCGTAGTAGAATTTGTGTACCTATCTATTAAGTATTGGTAGTAGTTATTGTCTGCACCGTATTCTACCCACGCTTCGCGCTTAGACTCGGTTATTTCAGGTCTTGAATATTCGCTTAATTTTAATACGTGTATGTTATTCATAAACAATAAAGTCGTTAGTTGTAGAATTAGAAGTATACTGCCCGTTGTTTACGCTAAAAGAAACTACTGCTTGGTTAGTGCAAAATACCCTATCCTTAAATATTACGTCTGCACCGTCTTTTACTACCAAGTTATAGAAACGTCCCTCAGTTAAACTAAAAGTCGCTGTAATCGTGTCTAAGTAGTCACCTTGCGTACTTGAATCAATGGTAACTTCTACTTCTACGTTTGTTTGGTCGTCCGTTAAAAACAAAGCATCGTAACTTTGGCTTCTTGGTATAAAGCTAAAGGTTTGCGCGTTTGCCGTTTCTTGTAGAACTATCATACTTATATAACTTAATATTGTAGTATTTGTTTCTAAATAGAAAAGCCGCCCTTGTGAAAAGACGGCTTCGCAAAGTGTATGGAGAAATACTAGTTTGTTACAATATTCGCATCTACTGGCGCAGCAGTAGCAAACAAAGTTGCTAGTCCCGCTTCCGTAGTACATTCTAAGAAGTTCGCGGGGCTTACCTCTTGCGCTGTAAAAGTCAATCCGTAACCGTTAAAGTCACCCAAAGCACTTCCTGAAGAAATAGTACCCGCTGAAACGTCAGCGCCTTGGTCTAGTCCCATCAAAAAGAACTGGTCTGTCATACTTCTAACAACGATTCTAGGACGTCCGTACGCTAACATCTTAATATTTTTGTGCGTAGCGACATCCTGCTTTTTAAATTGTACCGTTAAAGTTTGTTCAAAGAATGTAGTTCCGTTTTCTCTACTTGAATTAATTGTAGTTTCAAAAGAGTTAGCACCTTTTAGTTCATATTTGAATAGGTCTAAAGTCGCGGCTGGTTCCCACGTTTCAATAGCGTCAGTATTCGTAGCATCGTAAACAACGTTAGCAACGTCTAAGTCATCGTAATTTATAAAATAAATCGCTTTAAGACCTGAAACGCTATCCTTACATTGCTCTAATCTGCCGTTTGCAATTTCACAAGACATAATTTTTAGTTTTTAAATGTTAAAAAAAAAGGGTGGCGTTTGTTTCACCACCCTATAAATAGTTATTATAATATTAAATTCCGTAAGAAACTACGTCTTCAGCAAAACCATATTTAGCGTCTGCGGTAAACCTCATTATTACTCTTACGTTTTGTGAACCGTCATTTTCAGACATATCCAAAACTCGAACTTCGTTCATATCGTTAAGCAATCCTGTAGCGAAATACAAGTTAGAAGTTTGAGCAAGTAACGCAGTGTTAGCAGCAAGACCCGGAGCCATAAATACTTTTACTCCGTCAAAATAAACATCGTTCAATACTTGGTTAGTTCCTTTGTTNTCGTAACCGTTAGCACCTACTCCAGCAGCAGCAAAACCACCTAAAGCACGTACATACGCTCTATAGATATTGTTAGAAACATATAGTTTCAAATCTTCTTTACCGTAAAGTTGTGAAGGTAGCGCGTCTAAAATAGAACCTAATTGTGCAATAACGTTAGTAGCATCTACCGTAGTACCCGCAATCTTTTGACCTGCAGGTAAAGTAGCGTCTGCGTCTAGTTGTGTCATAATACCCGCGAATTGTCCCGCTGTAGCATTAACACCTTGCCAAATAGAAGTTTCCATAGCAGCGGCAACTTTTTCAGCAGCGTGTGCGATTAAGAAATCAGCAAATGACTTTGGTAATACGTCAAACGCTGAATAACCCATTTGAATGGCATCAAAGTCGCTGCGAAAATCAGTTTTGCACAAAGTAAGGTTAACTTGATAAGACTCAGGTTGTAATATTTTTTCAGTCAAAGTAATCGTAGAAGTAGGGTCGAAGTCACAAGTTGCGTTAGCAATAATTGAATCCGTAGCAACCTTCTTAATTACTTGCTTGAATTTTACGTTAGGCATAATTGTTATTCCGCCTTTTTCTAAAGTTGGTGCGCTTAATAAAGCCGCAGCAATATACTTACCCGCAAATTCACCAGCATATGTAGTGCTTATTGACGTAGTAGTACTTAAATTAATTTTTTCCATTTTGTATAATTTTTTTGTAATTTATTAAACCGTTGTAAAAGTAATTGAGGCAGCAGAAGCACCGACTCCAGTAACGTACCAATTTGTACCGTCACAAGATAATTGTACAGTATCTCCTACCGTTTCAGCAGCGTGTGCGAAAGTAATAGTGTTTCTACTTGCTGACGCAACAAAAACAGAATTTACAATAGCACCGCCTTGTATAACTGCTGACGCAGCTTTTACCGTCCACGCAGTAGTAGCGAAAGTTGCACCTACAACAAACTTGTAAGANAAACCAGCAGAAGTTGCTACAGCAGGTAAAGTTACTTGCGCACCCGCAGCCGCGCTAAGTATTAATAATTTTCCGCTTTCTTCAGCCGTCAAGGTTGCAGCAGCGCTTAATGTTTCTACTTGCCCTACTTGTCGTAAGTCATCGTTAGAAACGGTTGTTAGTGTTGTACTCATTTTCTATATTTTTTTTAGTTATTACTTATTTATTTTTTCTAGTATAGAATCCATTATAGTACGCTCTCTTTTAGAAGCTAACTTAATGTTTTCAATTTTTTGTACGTTTTCAGGGTTGAAGCTAATAGGATCTACCGTTACTTCTTCCGAAGCAAGTTCTACTACGTTACCTGAAAGTTTTGCTTTTAGTTCTTCGTTTTCTTTTTTCAATGCTTCCATTTCAGAAAAGAATGTTTCTTTAACTACGCTTTCAATAGTTTTCTTTACAGCTTTTGTAGGTTCGTCAGACATTTCTTCTTCCATTGGTTCGTCTTTTTGTACTTCTACTTCTTCCTCTACTTCTTCTTCTTTTTCTTTTACTTCAGCAATAAGACCTTCTTCAGCTACTACCAAAACACGACCATCTTCCAAATTATAGCTTCCTACTGGCAAAGGTATTTTTTGTTCGTCTTCAGTTACGACTACTACTTCATTGTCCGCTTCAAATGCTTCCGCTTCTATTACGGTTACGTTATCGTCTAACTTCATTGTTTCAAGTTTTACTTCCATTCCTAAAAGTATTCTAACTTTGTTTAATATTTGATTTGTGTTCATTTTTGTTTTTATTTATTGTATTTATCTATTGCTTCATAAGTTTTATAACTTCTACTTCCGTCATCAATTAATTGATATAAATCTTTTAATCCTTGTATTCCATTTGGGTCAATACCTAAATCCTTAGCTTGTTGTTTTATATTATTAATTATTTTTTGAGACTCTGAATAAACTTTTTTATCAAATGCGTAAAATTCTTTTGCTTTTGCTTTTAAAGCCATAAATTTTTCATCTAATTGTCTATGTTCATTAAATGCGGTTTGAAAATTTACATTTGCTTTTATATAATCAGCAACTACTTTTTTTAAATCATCTACCAAAGCAAGTTCAACTTCGTGTTTTGCTAACTCTACCTTCTCAGTAAATAGCTTGTCGTAAATTGTTTTTCTAGTATTCATAATTATATAACTTTTTTATTNATTACTTGTTCCATTTTTAAGTGCTTACCCGTACCG